TTTATAGACGGAGTTTACACCATGAGTTGGGATAAAAACCGTTGGGAGAGACTCAGAAGAGAAGGTTGGATAGAGGTTTGGAGACATAGGAATCGTACTACTATAAAGTATTCTGTATTCAAAACATCATTCAAATGTTCTCAACTAATAAGTAGAATATATAGAGTATTGTTAGGTGAAGAAGATTTACCAATATCAGAAAGAAGTATATTCTTTAATAATAAATCATACACAGATAAAGTTTATAATAAAGCTATAGATGATATGATAAAAGACAAAGAAAGATAATGGGATTTAAACTAGGAACAGAAAGAGGTAATTATGCTGTAGGTGGAGAAATTAAAACTAAACTTCGTTTTCATACAGAAAGCGGAGATCCTGATGCCTCTGTACCTGGAACGCCTGTTATTAGAAAGAATTTAGAAAAAGGAGTTTTAGGTGAAGCTAATATGGATGGGACTATATATATTAGTGATAAATTAACACCTGGTAGTTATGAAGAGAGAAAAGTGATAAATCATGAAATGCGACATGCTACTGATATGAAAGTTGGTAAACTAGAGTATGGAGACGATTATATAAAATACAATGGCGATACATTTTTAAGAGAAACCAAAAACGGTAAAGATATGATAAATGTCTATGGAGAATGGAAAGAAGCTGGAGACACTGGTTTCCCTTGGGAAGATGATGCTAATAACGGAAATAATTAAATTATGAATATATTAGGAATGTTAACAGGTGGAGGAGCTAAAGATCTTGTAGAAGGCGTAGGTGGAGTTATAGATAACTTACACACGTCTAAAGAAGAAAAGCTTGAAGCTAAACAAAAAATGAAAGAATTAGTCTCCAACTACGAAGTAGAAATGGAGAAACAAATAACAGATAGATGGAAATCTGATATGGCTTCAGATTCATGGTTATCTAAAAATGTAAGACCGTTGGTTCTTGTGTTTTTAGTTATATCAACAGTATTAATGATATTTATTGATGCCGGTATGATTGCTTTTGAAGTTGAAGACAAATGGACTGATCTATTACAATTAGTATTAATAACCGTGATCGGTGCCTATTTTGGTGGTAGATCACTAGAAAAAGTAAAAAAATAAAATTATGGCAGGAAAATATTATACAACAACTGTATTACCAGATATGGGGGCTGATGGAGCAACAACAGCTTTAAGCACGGCTTTCACAGATAAAGATATTTTATTCGATTGGCACGCTTTTGATATTCCAAAAGGAGCTAATAGATTATTATCAATAACATCTATAGTTCATGGGACAGATGGTGTTGATCAAGATATTGCAGGAGGAACTACTCTTGATTATGAATTAATATTCGCTAAAGATAGAGAGGGTGTGGTACCACCAACTTTAGGGGTAAACAACGCTGGTGTGACTGGTGAAGGTTGGTATAATCATGTAATCGGTAGAGTTGTTGTTGATAGCTCGTTACAAGGAGATGAAGGAAACTTAATTAGATTAAATATAGCTAGTACTGATTTAGCGTATAATGGTGGGGCAGGTACTTATGTAAACTGTCCACTAGTACTACAAGGTGATAATGATCCTAGTTATATAAAAGACGGCTACGATAGAATATATGTAGCTGGTATAACGCTAGGAGCTTTAGATTTCAATACTGGAGTTTTGATTAACATGACAGATAGTGATGATTTAGCTGCTTATGATGCTAGTGACGCTACTAAAAGTACAGCAACTCTAACGGTTGATGGTACTGATTGTAGAAATGTTTTTGCTGTGGGTGATGTACTTGTAGCTCAAGATGGTGCTGCGGTTGGAACAATTAAAAGCATTGATTCAGATGTGCAAATAACATTAACAGCAAAGCACACTGATGCTTTAGCGAATAATGATGAATTATTTCATCAGTCACCTATAAGACTAATAATGTCTTTTGAAAGATAAAAACAAATTAAATTAACTTAAATTAAATAAAATGGCTGTGTTTAAAGAGGAGTTTTTAAACGAAATAAAAAAAGAACTTCCAAAAACATCCGTGCCTTTCGATTGGGAGTACGCTGTTAAAGGAGGTTTTGGATACGATAATAATAAATTAAAATCAGTATATCTATACGGTTCTAGTGGTAGACCATTAATTACAGCAAAGTTTAATCAGAAAGAATCTGGTTGGGAGTTTGAAAAAATTTACATTAAAAAAGAAGGTTACTCGATTGAAAAATCTTACGATAAAGATTCAAACGTAGTTGCTAAATATTTAAATTTTCCAGCATACAAAGGTAATCCAAATGTTCTGGTTAATATGGAGGACGAAAATAAAGATCGTATAATAAGTATACTTGAAAAACAAATAGATCTTCAAAAAAGATTAGAATCAGGAAAAGTATTTTACTGGCAAATTGAAAAAAATGGAGAAGAAGTTGAAACTCCTTATGTCTTTACGGAACAACCCTTGTCTTGTAACAATAAGAATATTGAAACGCCATTATTGATAACGCAAGATTTAGATATAGAAAAATGTATGTGGTTTTATAAAGGCAAAATAAATGAAGATAACATAGAGACACAAAATGTAGAATATATAATATTAAATAATTAAATTAAATAAAATGGCAAAAAATACAACAAAAAAAATTAAAGAATTAAGGAAGGAAAAACCTTCTAAAATTACAAATGAAGAATTAAATAAAGTACAATCTATAATCAACGATATAAATAGAGCACAATTAGAAGTTGGTAGTTTTGAAAGTAAAAAACACAGTCTCTTGCATCACATATCTATATTACAAGAACAATTAGGTAAAATGCAAGTTGAGTTTGAAAAGACTTATGGTACAGCTGATATTAATATTCAAGATGGTACTATAAATCATAAGAAAGATGAGCAAACTAATTAGAAAAATTACCGTAGGTAAAGATTATAAAGAGAACGCTATGCATTATGCGGTTGGTCAAGAGGTTTATGGTGGACACACTATATGTGATATATTAGAAGAAAAAGATAAATATTCTATATATATCAAAAAAGATAAAGATGTATTACCGTGGAAAGACTTTAACAAAAATATGGCGGTATCTATAGAGTATAATCTAGAGTATTAATGAAAGCGCCTTTTGATTTTGTGATAGAACCAAAAGGAAATAGATATAATAATACTACTAAAGTTGGAGATAAAGATTTAATTCTTAATACAGAGATTTATAATCACCAATTTGTAAATAGAGAGGCTATTGTTAAATCTGTTCCTACGGCTTTTGAAACAGATATAAAGCCTGGAGATACTATCATAACCCACCATAATGTTTTTAGACGTTGGCACGATGTTCGAGGTAACGAAAAGAATAGTAGAAGCTACTTTAATGAAAATACTTATATAATAAAAGAAGATCAAGTATTTTTATACAAAAGAAACGGAGAGTGGAAAGCGCCAAAAGGTTTTTGTTTTGTACAGCCTATAAAAAAGAAAGATAAGTTTAACATTGACCAAGAAGAACCTTGTATTGGTATAGTTAAATATACAGACGGAACATACGATATAGATGATTTAGTGGGTTTTATGCCTTTTTCTACGTATGAGTTTATAATCGATGGTAAAAGATTATATAGAGTTATTACTAAATTTATTACAATTAAATATGAATACCAAGGAAACGAAGAAGAGTATAATCCAAGCTGGGCAGAAAGCAGTTGAAGATTCAGATGATGATATATCAGCGGATAGATTAAAGAATGCCGCGGCTACTAAAAAACTAGCTATATTTGATGCGTTTGAAATACTCACAAGAATTCAAGAAGAAGAAAACTTACTTGAAGGTAAAGCACCTGAAGAGAGAAAGGAAAAGGTTTTTAAAGGATTCGCAGAAGGTAGATCTAAATAATGTACGAGCAAAACTTAGTTAAGGTTGTAGAACCTATAAAGAAAACAACTATCACGAGAATGAATCGTGGTAAAAAGTGGAAATACGGTTACAACAAAGAGCATGATATAATTGTTTTGTCTCGTAACGGTGTGATAGGTGAAATCATAGAGATACAAAGCTTAATTATAGCATTACCTAAGCCACCTAAAGAGATATATAAACACAAAAAAAACAAATGGGTTAAACAAGATTACCCAAAAGAACTTCAGAGAATTAAAAATATATTTGATTGGAGAAGTTATCCAGACGAACAAAAAGAACAGTGGTACGATTATATAGATGAAGAGTTTAAACGGAGAGAGGAAGGTTTTTGGTTTACAAACAAAGGAAAACCTACCTGGATAACCGGTACACATTATATGTACTTACAGTGGAGTAAAATTGATGTTGGTGCCCCTGATTTTAGAGAGGCTAATAGATTATTTTATATATTTTGGGAGGCTTGTAAGGCAGATAAAAGATGTTACGGAATGTGTTATCTCAAAAATCGTCGTTCTGGATTTTCTTTCATGTCGTCAGCGGAAACAGTTAATTTAGCCACTTTAGCAAGTGATAGTAGATATGGTATATTATCTAAAACAGGTGCAGATGCGAAAAAAATGTTTACAGACAAAGTTGTTCCTATATCAATTAACTATCCGTT